GTGACTAAAGACCCTAGGAATATCGCCGTGGACATGAAGCGCGCGGGCGCTACGGTCAAAGAGATCGTTGCGGCGCTCGCCGAGGACCCTGAGACGAAGCGGTCTCAGCGGTGGGTCTACAACGTCCTGTCGGCGCAGGATCTCGTGAACAAGGAGATCACTCACAAGGAGTGGCTCCCGTGGGTCATGCCTACTGAGCATCGGCAGTCCGCCGAGGGGCAGAAGATCATGATCCTGTCTCGGGTGGCGCAGGGCGGGAATGAGACCTGGGACCGAATCAACTCCGCGATCCCATGGGCCGCAAGTCTGATCGCGGAGGGCCTCGACTACGACTATGAGGCTACTCAGGGGATCGTTACCGTTCCGAGGCCGGCCGAGGAGTCTCGGCTTCTGAGGCTGTTTACCGCAGCTAACCGGGCCATCCAGGAGAAGAACGACGGGGCATAGGTCCCGGGGGCTGGGACTAAGGTCCCGGCCCTCTCCATCTTTCGGCTGTTAAATTTTTCGTCAATGGGAGGAGGTGACAACACAAAATGAACCGCAGTGCACGTACTCGTAAGAAGATGCTTCGTCGTCGGGCACGCTGGCAGCAAGGGGAGGCCGCCAACGCGCTTGAGGGGATGAGGCGGAGTCTGGGATCGCTCCGGGTGAGCGACGAACGCCTAGAGCGGTACGTGAAGCGGCGCGCGATGGCCCTGTTTGGGCCTCAGACAACGTTGTCGGTCGAGCGGACGATCCTGGCGTTCTTCCAGCAGCACATAGCGGGTGCACGGCACGCGGCACGTCGGAGCTATGCCTTCTGGGCAGTGATCAGCCTCTCTCGTTGCCCGCTCCACTGTGTGAGCCTGTCGGCAGAGTTCCGCAGTAGCGCCCGATGCTTCGAGTACTTCTCGCACCTCCTTACGGTGCTGCTCAGGCTCCTCGTCGTTGCCCGCGACTTGTCTCTTCTCGGTAACGGGTCCAGTCCCGCGATCTGGAACCCTGCCGTACGGCCCCGAAAGAGACTTCCCCTTGAACTCCATAACGCTTACCGTCCCGAAGTGCGTCCCGCTTGCTAACTCTGGCATGTGGTACGTGACCGGCACCAAGGACGACGTAACGCGGCTCGCCAAGACCAACCCGCACACGATCTACGGCGAGAACAAGAACCAGAGTGACGGTAGCTGGTACATGATCTGTACCGCTCAGCCCGCGCTCTAACCAAAGACCTCGCAGAGAACCCCCTAGCTACGGCTAGCCGGGGTTCTTTTGCATTGGAGGAACATGCACAGATCAGTCAGTCAGCTAACGTCATGGCTCCAGTGCGGAGAGGCGTACAGGCTCCAGAGGATCGAGAAGGTACCGCAGCTACAGGCCGGATGGTTCGCCCAGGGAACGGCCACGCACGTGGCCCTTGAGGGCTACGAGAAGTCCGGCCGGCGCATGGACCTAGACACCTGCCTCGCCATCGCTACGGAAGCCTGGCAGCAGGAAACCGCGGACATGTACGCCAAGGACTCCAACCTTGAGAACTGGCTCAAGGGCGGGAAGAAGAGCACCGAGCAAGACCTCACCGAGCGCTTCGCCAAGGTGCAAGAGCACGTAGCCGGTTACATCGCCTGGTGTGAGACCAACCGCGAACACGAATGGCTCTACACCATGCCGGACGGCACACCGGCCTCTGAGGTCTCCTTCGAGCTCGACGTAAACGGCGTCCGAGTCATCGGAGCGATTGACCTGATCATCGAGACCCCGAAGGGTCTCATCGTCCGGGACATCAAGACCGGCACGAAGATCCCGCCAAGCCCGATCCAGCTAGCCGTCTACCGGTGGGCGGTCGAGCGGCTTACCGGCATCCTCCCGTATCAGGCGGACTACTTCATGACGAAGGACGGCAAGCCGTCCAAGCCCGTCAAGGTGGACAAGTATTCGTGGGCCATGGTCGAGAGCTGGTTCAAGCACCTCGAAGCAGGGGTTCAGAACAACGTCTTCCCCGCCAACCCGGGGGAGTGCTTCCCGTGCACGGTGAAGAACTCGTGCACCTACGCCTACTAGTGCAACGTGTAAGAGGATCGAATGAGCTTTGAGAACCCGTTCGCGGGCCTGAACAAGAACGACATCACCATCAAGCAGGAGAAGAACATGAGCGAGAACAAGACCGGCATCACCACCACCATCAAGTTCGGCGCGTCCTTCGACGCCCCGTGGTCCGTGCTCCACACGGCGGACGTGAACGAAGCGAACGCCATCCTCGAAGCCCCGGAGTTCGCCCAGTACGCACAGAACGTCGTCACCTACGCCAAGGCCGCTCAGGGCCTCTACGGGCCCGTCGCCCCGGCCGCTCCCGCCGCCCGGCCGGCCCCGGCCGCCGGTGACGCCCTGGCGGGCCTCGGAGGCGCCCAGCAGCAGGGCAAGACGTGCGCCCACGGCGCCATGTCCTACCGAGAGAGTAAGCCGGGTGCCCCGAAGACCTGGAAGGCGTACTTCTGCCCGACCCCGCAGGGCACGCCGAACCAGTGCAAGCCCGAGTTTCTCCGCTAACCATCAGTGCAACGTGTAAGGAGGGGTTCCGCTGTATCAGATCGGCATGGCTCGACAGGCGCAGGGAGAAGCAGCGGAGCCGCTTCCTGCCGTATGGAAGACCCTCGACGAAGGGTCTGTGAAGTTCAGGCGCGGCGAGTTCGTACTCATCGCGGCCGCTCCGGGCGTCGGTAAAAGCGCCATGGCCCTGACCCTGGCTATCAAGTCAGGCAAGCGGGTCTTGTACTTCTCCGCCGACTCCGGGGCCCGGGTGCAGCGTGCCCGCGCTGCATCCATCCTCACCGGCGAACCGGTGGCCGACTACCTCGACGCGATCGACCGTAACGACACGGAAGAGATGGACCGGCTGCTTGTCGGCAAGCTGTCTCATGTCTGGTTCGACTTTGACGCGGCGCCGGAGCTGACCGCGCTCGAAGAGATCACCAGGGCGTACGCGCTCATCCATGGCGCCTGGCCTGACGTGATCGTGGTGGACAACGTCAGCAACGTCTACGCCGGAGATGCCGAGGGGTTCGCGGGGCTCGAAGCCGTCTGCGACTACCTCAACGAGCTTGCGAGGCAGACAGATGCGGTTGTCGTCGGCCTCCATCACCTCATCGGCGAACACGAGGCCGGAGACAAGCCGGCCCCGCTCAGCGGCCTCCGCGGAAAGATCTCGAAGATCCCCACCCTGATCCTGAACCTGTTCCGGGAGACCGAAGAACAGATGGGTGTTGCGGTCGTCAAGAACCGCTCCGGGAGGGCCAACGCTGCGGGCGGTTACACGCTGACCCTCGACGCCAACCTGGCAACCATGCAGATAACCGACCCGAGTTGGACGAACCCCGGGTCCAACTTGGCTGATCCCGTTAACGAGTGGCAAAGGATGATGGCCGAGCATGGCGCCGAGTGATGACTATGTGGACGGCTGGAACAACTGTGAAGAGTGGTTCATGGTCCTGCTCAACCACGCATGCGACCTCAAGTGCGCGGGAGTTGTGGCCGGAGAAGACGAGTGTCACCGGTGCCTCCTCGACGTAGAGCGGGTTAGTGACCTCCAGATGGAGCTAACCCGTGGCGACTGAGACAAGGAAGTGCACACGGTGCGAGAAGAACAGGGCCGCGCGGTTCTACTCCGGCCCGAGAGGCCGTATCTGTCTTACCTGTCAGCGGAAGGCAAGACGAAAGTCCTCCCACGAATCCCGCGTGACAGCGACGTACGGCCTGGCTTCCGGGGAGTATGGCGAGCTGCTGGCTAAGCAGGGCGGTAAGTGTGCTATCTGTAAGGGAACCCGTAAGTCCAACCTGGACGTTGACCACTGCCATAAGACGGGCCTTGTGCGCGGCTTGCTCTGCGCGCGCTGCAACCGACAGCTGTTGGCCCGTGGACTACGAGACAGTCCGGTCATCGCTCGATCCGCAGCTGAGTATCTGGAGAACCCACCATGCCCCCGACTGCTCGGAGAGCGTTGGTACAGCGGGACCAGCCCCCGCTAGCACCCATAGCCGCCGTTCTACGGCACTACGGGGCTGAGTCTGTTCCCGAGGGTCGAGGATGGCTCAAGATGCTCTGCCCGGTCCATATGGAGGACCGGCCGTCAGCATCCGTTAACCACGACATGAACGCTTTCAACTGCATGGCATGCGGAGCGAAAGGCAACTCATGGACACTGATTAAGCAACAGGAGAACGGCGATCATGCCCGTACCGTCGAAGTCCACACAGGACTACTTGAAGGAAGCGGCGAGGCAGTACGTAACCGACCTGAGCAGCGACGAGGGCGCGTGCGGCCTGGATTGGCTGGCGGGTCGAATGATCGACCCACTGTCGCCGGAAGCGGCAAAGTTCGGCCTGGGATTCGTAGCTAACCCACTGCCCGGACATGAGCAGTACCGAGGCTGTATCGCTATCCCGTACATCGCGGGGGACACCGTAGTGAAGATGCGGTTCCGAACTCTGTCCGAGAGTGCAACGTGTAAGTATCTCGACATGCCGGGCGGTAGCCCTAGGCCGTACAACGTCCGGGCGCTTACCCGCTACAGCCCCTACATCTGCCTCACAGAAGGGGAGTTCGACGCGCAAGCGGCGGAGATCGGCGGGATGCCGGCCGTCGGCCTCCCAGGGGCCGAGTCGTGGAAGTCCGAGTGGGCTCGACTCTTCAGGCAGTACCGCATCGTCTACATGCTCCAAGACGGAGACGAAGCCGGGGCGAGGCTCGCAGCAACCATCGGTAAGGACGTTCCGAACCTTCGCGCTATCCCTATGGGGGACACGAAGGAGCACGACGTAAACCGGTACCTCATAGACCACGGGCGAGAAGCCCTCAAGCAGAAGGTAGGCGTCTAAGTGGCATTCGCTATCGGCGATTGGGTCACGGTCAACAAGCTGGGGGCGGAGACGTTCCCGGTCCTCAAGGGCCATACGGGGTGCATCGCGGATATCCGGGATCAAGGGGCCGCCCACGGCCCTTACGTAGTCGAATTCGGCGGAAAAAGCCCGATCACCATGCACGGTGATGAGCTCCAGCTCAACTATGGATCGGATAAGCCGGAGTCTCAGGACAAGGTCAACCATCCGAGCCACTACGCGGACGGCTGGTCTAACGGCGCAGAGGTCATCGACCTAACCGAGAACCTTCCCTTCAACCGAGGTAACGCGGTCAAGTACCTGTGTCGCGCCGGTAAGAAGGACAATGAGCTTGAAGACCTGCGCAAGGCGGCATGGTACGTGAATCGCGAGATCAAGCGACTTGAGCCCTGATGAACCGACAGGAGCAGGAGAAGACGCAAGCTCGGATAACCGATCTGCAAAGGTATGCGGTTGAGCTAAGCGCGTTCGTCGCGAAGAACGAGGCATCCGGTGCAAGCCTGACTAATCAGTGGGCGGAGCTTGCGCAAATCGAAGAGAAGAACCTAACTACCCTTAAGGGGTTGAGGTAGTGCGCCGTATCGTCATCATCTCCGACACTCAGATGCCGTACGAGGACAACCGCGCTATGCGGAACGTCATCAACTTCATCGGGGACTATCAGCCGGACGCCGTGGTGCAGATCGGTGACCTGGTGGACTACCCCGAACCGTCCCGCTGGAACGCGGGTACTAAGAGCGAGTTCCAGACCAACGTACTCAGGGACTCTGACTACGCGAAGCGCAAGTTCCTCGCACCGATCCGAGAGGTCTACGACGGCCCCGTAGGGGTCCTCGAAGGCAACCATGACCTGAGGCCGCGGACGTACCTCGCCAAGAACGCCCCGGCCCTGGCCGACGCGAAGTTCTTCAACCTGGACCAGCTCCTTGACTTCGACGGGTTCGGCGTCGAGCTGCTGCCCGCGTACTACGACATCGCCCCCGGGTGGGTAGCGGTCCACGGGCACGAGACGAAGGGCATGAGCCAGATCCCCGGCCGTACGGCCCTCTCGAAGGCCCTCAAGGCCGGGAAGAGCCTCGTCATGGGGCACACACACAAGCTCGCCGTCTGCCCGCACAGCACCGGCTACGACGGCCGGTTCAAGGTGACCTACGGGTTCGAAGTCGGTCACCTCATGGACGCCCGGAAGGCGTCCTACCTCAAGGGCGGGCCGGCCAACTGGCAGCGCGGCTTTGGTCTGCTCCTGGCGGGCCGCTTCGACGCAACCCCGGTCCCGGTCCCCGTGGACGCTGACGGGTCCTTCGTGGTGGACGGGACGCGCTACGGGGCCCTCGTTCGCTCGAAGACGGGTCGCTTCACATCTAAGAGTGCAACGTGTAAGGCCGCTTAGTGAAGTGCTCTACCTGCCTCGACGGCTACGACGAGACGTTCACCGGCGACTGCCCGGACTGCGGCAAGCGGGACCTAGGCAAATACCCAACGGACATGAGCTTGGACGTGTGCCGGCCTGACTCGTCCACGTACCTCTACAACACGCTAGGTAAGAAGAAATGAACGAGGAAACGTTCGGGATAGCCGTGCACAACATCGCACGGAAGGTCGGTAAGCAGATGGCTTACCGCTACCCGCACTTGGACGCGGATGACATCCAGCAGGAGATCAGCCTTAGGGCGTGGGAGAACCGCCCCAAGCTCGCTGAAGTGTCGCGCACGGACCTTGAGAAGGCTCTCAAGTGGTACGCCAACATCTACGCGATGAAGGAGTTTGACCACTACCTTCGCAACTCCGGTAACTGGATCTACAACACCGACACGGTTAAGCGGGTCCTCAAGACGGCGATCAACAATGACGACGTCTGGGATCTCATGCCCTCCAAGGAGAGCGACCGCGGAACTCGCGTAGAAGCGGGTGGGCTCGCCGTCTTCCTCATGGACCTCAAGGAGGGCTACCGCAAGCTCAACGAGCGAGAGCGGGACATGATCGAGCTGCACCTAGTTGACGGGGTGCGGACTAAGGACCTTAGCGAGGGTGACCGGGGCGCCATCAAGCGCGGTTTCTACAAGCTCGCTTCCCACCTGAACAAGGAGCTCTACTTCCGGTCCCAGAACCACACGGGAGTGGGCAGCAGTAGGGCCCACACGGCCCGTGCGGCTAAGGCGCGAGTCGAGCACGCCTACGACCCCCGGGAGTCCTACGAGGACTCGACCGGCTACCGCTTTTGCGGGGGCAAGGATGCGTGAACCGCTTACCACCCTCGCTGACCTCTTCGACGATCCCGAGCAGGACACCGAAGCAGCCTGGGCCGTCGCTAACGGCTTCGGCTTCTTCGAAGACGACACGGACACATTCATGAAGACCCGCAAGGGTCGAGTACAGGTGGACTACCTCTAAATGCCGATGGCACGCATCACAACACCGAAGACCGTCTACACCATGGACTACCCGACAGCGGTCGAGTTCGCGGATAAGCAGATGGATGTCTTCTGGCATCCGAACGAAATCAACATCGAGAAGGACGTTCAGGACCTGCGGGTGAACATGACTCCGGCGGAGACGCACGGTGTCGTGACAACCCTCAAGCTGTTCACGCTCTACGAACTCCTCGTCGGTAACGAGTACTGGGCCGGCCGGATCAAGCAGGACTTCCCCCGCCCTGACATCGAGTTCATGGCGACGACGTTCGGCTTCATGGAGATCAGCGTTCACGCACGCTTCTACTCCAAGCTCAACGAAGCGCTGATGCTCGACACAGACGAGTTCTACGAGTCGTACATCAACGACGAGACGCTTAGCTCTCGCATCGCGTTCGTCAACAAGATGGCGGACGACAAAGACACGGCGCTAGCAGTAGCCGTGTTCTCGATGCTCGAAGGTGCCGTTCTCTACAGCTCGTTCGCGTTCCTCAAGCACTTCCAGTCGCAGGGTAAGAACAAGCTCAAGAACGTCTGCTCGGGTATCAACTTCTCGGTACGAGACGAGAACCTTCATGCCCTGGCCGGCGCCTGGCTCTTCAACACGCTTTGCGAGGAGTCCGGATACGACGAAGAGCGCATGGCGGACCTTCATACCGGAGTCGTCAAGGCCGCGGAGACCATCTACGAACACGAGTCACGCATCGTAGACATGATCTTCGAGAAGGGTCAGATCGACGGGATCAAGGCCGAGGACCTTAAGACCTTCATCAAGTCCCGCATCAACCTGTGTCTGACCAACCTGAACATGCTTGAGCTGTACGAGGTCAAGGACAACCCGGTAGCCGAGTGGTTCTACAAGGGCATCAACGCTTACAGCTTTGGTGACTTCTTCTACGGCGTCCAGAACGAATACAACCGCACTACCTCTGAGGAAGACTTCGAATGGTGAACAAGTACGAGAAGCTGTCGGCCGAGCGTAAGAGCCTTCAGGCTAAGGGCCTCGTACCCGACTGGTACACGACGGCTGGCTATCAGCTCTTCATGGAGAAGTACACGCTCCCCGGGCAGACCCTCCACGAGCGGTACCAGCAGATCGCCGAGGCCGCCGGAACCATCGCTGACGAGCTGTACCCGCGCGAGGACGCTTCCGGATGGCGGGAACACTTCTTCCAGACCATTTGGGACGGGTGGCTCTCCCCGGCTACCCCGGTCCTCACGAACCTCGGACTCAGCCGAGGAACCCCGGTCTCCTGCTCCGGCCTCCCCGTAGACGACTCCGTGTCGGGCTTCTACAAGGCACGGTATGAAACCGCGATGCTCACGAAGAACGGCTTCGGTACGAGTGCGTACATGGGCAACGTCCGGCCCCGTGGCTCGGACATCTCGACGGGCGGCAAGACCTCCGGCGCGCTGCCGGTCATCAGGGGCTTCGTACAGGACATGGGCGACGTGTCCCAGGGCAACACCCGGCGGGGCGCGTGGGCCGGGTACCTGGAGATCGAGCACGGAGACTTCAACGAGGTCTGTGACTACCTCTACAACAACCCGGACAACTTCAACATGGGTTGGATCGTCACGGACGCCTTCCTTGAGCGGCTCAACCAGGGCGACGCTGACGCCATCGCCCGCTACAAGAAGGTCATGAAGACCCGCACCGTAACCGGTAAGGGCTACATGTTCTTCCGGGACAAGGCCAACCGGGCGGCGCCGGAGGAGCTGAAGAAGCACGGTCTCACCATCCACGCTTCTAACCTCTGCTCGGAGATCGCCCTTCCCTCCGACGAGAACCACACCTTCACGTGCGTGCTGTCCTCGATGAACGCGGCCAAGTACGACGAGTGGAAGGACACGGACGCCGTACAAACCGCGGTGGTGTTCCTCGACTCCGTGGCCGAAGCCTTCATGCGGCAGGCCCGAGAGATCGAAGGCATGGAGAAGGCCGTCAGGTTCACCGAGAAGTCCCGCGCGCTGGGGCTCGGGGTACTCGGCTTCCACACCTACGTTCAGCAGAACGGTTGGGCCCTGGACGACATGCGTACGTCCGCCTTCAACTGGACGCTGTTCAGGGACGTTCGCACGAAGGCCCTCGAAGCCTCCAAGTGGATGGCCGGCCAGCAGGGAAGCCCTGAGTGGGTGGACGGACGGCGGAACCTGACGCTCCTGGCCGTCGCCCCCAACATGAGCACCGCGACGATCTGTGGCGGCGTCTCGCAGGGCATCGAGCCCGTAGTAGCCAACGTCTACAACCAGGGCTCGCAGGCTGGGGAGATCGAGCGCATCAACCCCGTGCTCCTGGACCTGATGAAGGCCCGGGGCGTCTACAGCAAGGCGACGATCTGGGACCTGATCGACAACCGGGGATCGGTCCAGCACGTGACGTGGCTCGACGACGACGAGAAGCGCGTCTTCCGTACCGCCTTCGAAGTGGACCAGAAGGTTCTACTCCGCCTCGCTAGCCAGCGTCAGCGCTGGATTGATCAGGGCCAGTCCCTGAACCTCTTCTTCTCCGCCGAGGAGGACCCGCGCTACATCAGCCAGGTTCACCGCGCAGCAGCCGAGGACCCGGGCATCAAGGCTCTCTACTACATGCGGTCTCAGGCCGGTGTGCAGGCGTCCAAGGGCGACTGTATGGCGTGTGAGGGCTAAGCGTGATTCAGAACCTCGACAAGCCTTGGACTAAGGAAGAGATTCGCTGTCTCATCCTGGCGGTAGAGACGGCCGGCCCGGACTGGGAGCACTGGATCTCGTACCGCGTAGGACGTAGCCCTTCCGCCTGCCGCCGTAAGTGGCAGCGGCTTATGTGGCAAGACCGCGCTTCTCTCGCTGCCTGGCCGGTAAGTCACCGCGTCGCAAGGCACGACTTCATGTGGTCCCTGATGACCGCAGCAACCCGATTCTTCAACCGAATGAAGGCTAAGTGACCATTGAGTTCCGCTCGACCATGGACGTTGAGCTGATCGACCACATGGGCTCTGACGAGTCCATAGCCCGCAGTGCGCGGGTCTCCTCCGGTACTAGCGGCACCGAGGAGCAGAACGTAGGTCTCCTCCGGATGCTCATGAGGGACCGGCACGGTTCCCCGTTCGAGTCCGTCACCTATCAGTTCAAGGTCACCTGCCCGATCTTCGTGGCCCGTGAGTTCTTCCGGCACCGGATCGCCTCCTACAACGAGGTCTCCGGCCGCTACAAGGTCCTCGAACCGGTCTTCTACGTCCCTGAGCCGGCCCGCCCCCTGGCGCAGATCGGGAAGCCCGGGGCGTACCGCTTCGAGCCCGGTACCCCGGAACAGATCAGCCTCACCGCGACGGCCCACAAGTCGGCCGCCGGGTGGGCGTGGGAGCACTACGAGTGGCTCCTCAAGGAAGGGGTAGCCCGGGAAGTCGCACGGAACGTCCTCCCGCTCAGCCTCTACACGAGCTTCTACGTGACCATGAACCTGCGGTCGCTCCTGAACTTCCTGTCGCTCCGGTGGGCTCACGAAGACTCCAAGGTCCCCACGTTCCCGCTCAAGGAGATTGAGGCCGTCGCCAAGGACATGGACCGGCTTGCCCGCGAAGTCTGCCCCGTGGCCTTCGAGCACTTCGACTCCTTCGGGCGGGTGGCCCCGTGAAGGTCCTCACCGCGCTTGGCGCGGTCCTGTTCATGCTCGCCGTCCTCTGGCTGACGGCTAGCGCGCCGTGCGAACTGTGGACCTACTCCACCGTTGGCAACGTTCCCGCTCGATGCGTAATGGAGAAGTAGCCGTGATCACCTTCTACTACCTGCCCGACTGTGCCCCGTGCGAGGCCACTAAGCCGCACGCACTCAAGGCCGCGGAGGTGACCGGTAAGGACATCCTCTTCAAGAACGCGGTCACCGTGCCCCCGAACGTTCTTCAGGCGAAGGGCATCACGATCGCCCCCAGCATCGACAACGGCGAACGCATCATTAAGGGAGAGCAGGGCTTTGACCGTCTTGTGCGATTCTTCGAAGAAGCATGAGCGGCCCGGCTGGGACGCCTACTTCATCGGCATTGCCGAAGCCGTCGCCGTCCGTGGTGACTGTCTACGTTGCCGAGTCGGGGCCGTCCTGGTACGGCCCGATAAGCGAATTGCAGCCACCGGCTACAACGGTGTTGCTAGTGGAGTTCGGGGGTGCCTTGAGGGCGGGTGCAAGCGTTGCTTGTCCGACCAGCCCTCGGGGTCTGGCTATGAGGACTGCATCGAGACGCATGCGGAAGCTAACGCGCTCCTGTATGCGGACTGGCAAGACTGCCAGGAGGCGACGCTCTACATAACCCGCGCGCCGTGCGCGCACTGTCGGAAGCTGATCCGTAGCGCGGGTGTGGCGCGGGTTGTCTATCCCGGTCACTTCGGACTCATCCACCACGAACCCTAGGAGGGTCATGGAACCGCAGCACTACTACGGCGACGTATCGCCCGCACACGTACCGGCCGCGCACCTGCAAGGAACCGACTACGTGGCCACTGAGAAGGCCCGCATGGAGCTCCGGGCGGAAGCGCTCCGACTCGCCGCGCGCGTCATCAAGGAGGGCGGACAGCCGGTGACCATGGACAACGCCAAGGATCTGGCCTCATGGCTCCTCGGAGAGGCTGCATGAAAGGCTTCGCGGCGGTGCTGGCGTTCCTCACGGCCTTCGTGGTCGTCGGCTTCGTCGGCATCGCCATGGGGGCCGGAGACGCGGACGCTACCGACTTCCCTGAGGAGAGGCCGAAGGCCCCCGTCACGGCCTCGCCGACCCCCCGGCCGGCCACCCCGTCGCCCGTCGCCATCGAGCACCAGGAGCAGCCCGCCAAGCCGACGCCGAAGGCTTCCCCGAAGCCCTTGGCGCCGAAGCCTACGCCGGTCACTAAGCCCGTTCCTAAGACGACTACCCGCACGGAGTGCAAGCAGCTAGGCGAGACTCTAAGTTGCACGGTCTATGTGCAACGTGTAGGTTAGAGACATCAACCGCCACCCCTTAGGAGTTAGCCGTGATCGCCAACCTTGACAGCCCGGTTCGCAAGTCCATCGAGGCGGCACCGATCGTAGTCAAGCCCTACATGATCACGGAGAACGACCTTAAGGAGATCGGGCACGCTAAGTGCTCCATCACCACCGGCCGATGCAGCACCAAGGTACCCACTTGGCTTGTCAGTGGTCGCGCTGCATGTGACCGCCACCTGTCGCCGCTCATTCAGGATGTGCGCGACGCTAACGAGTGGCGCGGCTACTGGCTGACCGCCGCCTAGCACTTAGGGCCCCCTCTTCGGAGGGGGCTCTTTTTGCGTTAGCTGGTTTGACGCCGCTTAGCTCTTATGGTTAGAGTTCAACGTGTAGGCAAACGAAGAAGGGCACGGCAGTGATCACCGAAGAGCAGCACCCCGTACACATCGCCAACATGTTCATGACGCACCTGATGGGTACGGACCTAATGCAGGACGAGGAGGGCACCTCCGAAGCGCGTCGGATTTCCGATAACCTGAATGCCTTTGGGTGGGGAACGGAAGCGGGTGCGGATGCCTTCGGCGGTGTCTCGCTTGAGACTCTGGCTTGGCTGCTCGACAAGGCGGCTGGCCTGTACGACCTCCCGAAGGACACGGCGGAACGGCGCGGAGCGCGAAAGTTCCTCAAGACGTACGAGGAAGTGTTTGCGGATGCCGGAGGCGTCTATGAGCGGGACGTGGCCGGGACGATCCTCAAGCGGAGGGCTCCTAAGGCTGAATCTGCTGAACCGGCTACCGCTAACGACTCTTCCCGTAGTACCGTCCGAGAAGTAACCGAAGAACCCCTTAAGGAGAACGCCCCCGTGTCCGACATCTTCCAGATCGTTCAGAGCGTCAGCCTCGACCTTCAGGGCACGAAGTACTCGGCGCAGATCGAAGACGCGTCGGTCCTTAAGGACCTGGGCAAGGACATCCAGGCGTACGAGGACGCGAAGAAGGCCCTCCAGGAGCAGTACTCCGACCTGATGGACAAGCTTTCCGAGGCCGGTTTCAAGCCGGAGACCAGCTTCACCGCGCAGGCCGTTCGCCCGGCCGCCCGTCGCTCCTCCGGCGGTGGCGGTACCCCGGACGGTATCGAGCCCGCCGAGGTTCGGAAGTGGGCCTACGCCAACGGCTACAACGAGGACCGCGTGAAGCCGAAGGGCCGCGTCCCGCTGGACGTCGTGACCGCCTACCGTGAGGCCACCGGTAAGTAGTCCTGCAACGACGAGAAGCCCCCTACCTAGCCACGATGGCCGGGTAGGGGGCTTCTTTGTGTTTCCGCTACTTGCCCCAGGTCACGGGACCGTTCGGCATGTATGCGGTAGGGGCGTCATCGGGGGCCGGCCGGGGCTGGTCACGGCCCTGCTCAAGCAGTGCTTCGAGTAGCTGGTTCTGTCGCCGGATCGCGGGAGCGTCCTCCGGCATCGCGTCGTACGCGTAATCGGTCTTCCGGTCCTCGACCCGCTGTGCGGCCACACCACCACCGATCAGGGCCGCCACAACGGCAAGGATCGCTTCCGTGGGCAGTCCGGGGATGTACGTCGCCGCCAGGGCGAGCAGGGCACCGACGATGCCGAGGTACTTCGCGGGGTTCTCCTTGATTGCCTCCATGGCGATCAGCTCCTTACTGCCGGGATGCCCCGGCTAGGTGTGTCGTCTCCCGGAGGGAAGACGGGTTCAATGCCTTCACGGCGTAGCTGGTACTCGAACGAAGCGGCACGGCGCCGGTACAGCTCGACCACCTTCGTGAGTTCCTGGACCTGCTCTTGCAGCTCGCTCCGCCATGTGGCGAGATCTTCGATGTGCTCCTGACGGGCCCGGTTGAAGCCGTCCTTACGGGCCTGCACCGCCTTGAAGACGAGACCGAGGGACGCTAGTCCGCCCGCGCCGAACAGGGCAGTGATGATTTCAGCGGCCTGCATAACTGCCCTCCTTAAAGTCGCGAAGCTCCTTCCGGAGCGTTACGTATCTGCTTAGGAACCAGCCGCCATGGGCGGCCACCACCAGACCCATGCCGTACTTGCCGAGGGCGAAGGAGCACACGGCGTAGACGACGAAGGCGCACACCCCCAGGGGGGCCGCCGCGTACTCGATGAGCGGCCTCCCCCGGAGGGCCCCCCAGGCGCAGGCGAAACCGGCGACGGCGAGGAACGCGGCGAACGTGTTGTCCGTCGCCTTACCGCCGACATCGACAAGCACCATGGAGGGGATGAACCAGGTGATGACTGCCCCCGTCGCAAGGGCTAGGTAGGTCAGTCCTCGGATGTGGTCAGCCTTCATCGGATGAACCGCATCGGGTCCACGCGGGCACCGTTGACCTTGAACTCAAGGTGCAGGTGCGGACCCGTCGAGTTGCCGGTAGAGCCGACGTTGCCGATCTCCTGGCCCTGCTTCACCTCCTGGCCCACGGAGACGCTCGCGCGGGACAGGTGGGCGTACGAGGACTCCACACCGTTGGCGTGCCGGATGGTGACCTGGTTCCCATAGGCCCCGTTCCAACCGGCCGCCGTGACCGTTCCGGCCGCCGTTGCGACCACCGCGGAACCCTGCGGCGCGGGGAAGTCCGTACCGGTGTGATAGCCGCTCGACCACATCGAGCCGGCCTTGCCGTACGGGGTGCCCACAGCGGCCTGTACGGGCTTCACGTACGCCGACGCGACCGTTTCCCCCTCCGGCTTCTGGGAGGGCCGAGAAGGCACCGTTACCGGCTTGCCCTTCGGAGGCTCGACGCGTTCCGCCTTGCCTCCGGTGGCGAAGGACTTCACGAGTCCGGCCGCCGCCCGCTCCCACACCGCGAACGCGTTCGGGGTCCCGGAGCGCTGCACCTTCTGTGCGGCCTGTGTGAGGCTCATCGACTTCCAGTTGAAGGACTTCAGTCCGGGGTTGGTTCCCCGGCCCTTGTAGAAGCTCTCAGCCGCATAGGAGGGGTCGTTGATCTGAGCGGCCGATCCCCAGTCCATCGAAGGGCGCTGCTGGAACAGTCCGAGCGAGTCAAGGTGACCGTGCCGGAGGTTCTGAAGACGGCTCTCCTGGTAGGCCGTGGCGATACCGATGACAGCTGCGCGAGGGCCGTCCTGCGCGCCGAACGTCTGCACCGCTACGCGGTAGATCGCCTTCGCGTTCTCCTGCTCTGCTGCGGTGAGCGGTCGGTCCCACATGCGCTGAGCGCCGGTGGACTGGTCGAGCCCGGACGTGTTGACTTCGATCTTGTCGCCCTGGTCCACCGGGGGCTTCTCCGCGGTGGGCTTGCTCGGCGTAACTACCTTGTCGGGACTGGTCGTTACGGGTGCCGGCCGTTCTGCAGGCTGCTTGGCCTCGCCCTTCACGTACACCTTCTGGCCCCGGAAGATCCGGTCCGGGTTCGGGAACCGTCCCTCGTTGAGCGCCAGGAGCTCGCCGAGCGAAAGCCCGTGCGCCTTGGCGATGGCCCACAGGGTGTCGCCGCGCTGGACCACGTACACGCCCGTACCCGAGGGCTTCACGACAGAAGGCTTCCCTCCGGTGGTCGGGGTGGTCGGCTTGCCCGTCGTCGGCTTCGTGGTGACTACGGGGTCAGGCTTCGTCTGCCCCTTCGGGAGCTTCACCTCAGAGCCCTTCGAGAACTGCACGGCGTTACCCACGCCAGGGTTCGCGGCCTCAAGGGCCGAGAGGGAGATCCCGAGCTTCTGAGCGATGCTCCGCAGGGTCTCGCCCTCGGACGTGGTCCGGTAGACGCCGTCCTTCGCCGGAGGAGTGACCGGGTCCGGCTTCACCGGATCAGGCTTCGACTCCTTCGCGGGGACCTGAAGCTCAGTGTTCTCGTCGAGCTTGCCGTCCTTGTCCTTGTCCGCGAACGGGTTAGCCGCGATCAGCCCCGCGACACTGACGCCCAGGAGCGCAGCGATAGCCGCGATCGACTGCCCCTTGTTGCCCTTGAACTTCCCGCCGCTTACCGGCGGGGGAGTGGAACCACCCTGGTACTTCGGACGGCCGTACCCGTGGATCTTCGCGTTGGAGCGGTCCACCCACTTCTCGTACACGCCGTTGCCGTTGTAGTAGGCCCCGTTCATGTTGCCGCCGGTGTTGCCGCCGATGACGCGCACCCGGCCCGGCTCGACCTCCGTCACCATGTCCACGTGCGTACCGCCGCCAGGGCCGTACATCAGCATGTCGCCAGGCTGCGGACTGCTCGTAGACCAACGGCCGTTGGACTTGAACCAGGAGGTAGCGACCGCGCAGCCGGCCGACCACGGGAAGTCGGTGTTCTTCCGGCCCCCGGCGTCGAGATGGATGATGCTCTGGAACGACTGGCACCACGGGTAGCCGTAGCCGTTGTGCGGGTAACCGGGGATCTGACCAAACCGGCGGTTGAACTTCGTGTCGTTCTCACCGGTCTCCCGGTAGCCGAGCTCCTTACGAGCAAGACGTATCGCTTCCGCTGCTGTGTAAGTCATAGCGGCACTCCTTCCGTGCGGGCATACGAAAGGGGGCCCGATCCGAAGACCGAGCCCCCTAAGGGATGTTCAGTTGTTAGACAGCGTCCTGTGGTAGCGACCATTCGCCCTCGACGCCGTTAGCGTCCACCGCGGCTACCTGGCAGGTAACCGATTCGTTCCACGCGAGATCGGTACCCGTGTACTTGTACTCAAGGGCAGTGAGGTCCATGAGGACGTGTTCGCCGTGGCCCTTGCCCTCTGGGGTGGAGCCAATCCACTTGAGCTTGTACGAAGATGCACCTTCAACGGCAGTCCAAGACGCCTGCCACTTGTTCCACGCGGGCTTGTTCCGCTCAAGCGTCACGACAGGTGCCGGGAGGGTTCCGCCCTCGGAGGCCGGCTCAGTGCGAACCGCCAGCTCCTCAGAGCCTTCACTAACCGCACCCTCGAAGAGAGCAACCACCTGGAAGACGTGTTCAGTGTCAGCTTCAAGAGCGGTCACTTCTCCGCGCGGCTCGCTGCTCATCAAGGGGATGAGGTCTGCTCCGTGCTGGAGTACGGCGTAGCCGATCGCTTCCTCTACCGGGTCCCAAAGGACTTCGACAGAGTCATGCGTAACCGAGCCGGCCCGGACATTCTCCGGTGCCGAACGAGGCTCACGCTGGATGTTGTCAGCCCACGTGGTAGCGGGCTTACTGTCCCCGTACCGGTTGTGGCCTACGAGGTTCACAGTCCAGAAGCTGTTAAGCGGCGAACCCTGAAGGCCGCCCTTCGTCGTGCTGATCTGCGCCCGGAACATCCCGCCGCCGAGGTTCGTACTCGGGTCGCTTCCGTGGTCGCTAACCTGCACATCGCGACTGTTCCCGTGCTGGTCCATAAGGCTGACTGTGAAGTTGTCGGCGATGCCCCCGCGCGTAGGCGGCTTGTAGACAACGTAGATGTTGCTGTTGTTGCTGTACGACGCTCGCACGATCTCCGGCTGTCCCGGCGGCACCTCAGGGTTACCAAGCCCGGAGAAGGTCACCCCCTCGTATCCAGCCCAGCCGCTGTATCCGGGCTCACCCTCGCCGTTAAGCGACTGGATATTGAAGTTCCAACGCTCACCGTTCCTCACGCCCTCGAACGTGGCAGCAGGGAAGGTGTAGGCATTGCTCCCGTCGTTGGTGATGGTCGCATCGGGCTCAAGCGCACCGCCCGCGATCCCGTACCGGATGCCGTAGCGCTTAGGCGAAGGGCCGACCGGGGCGGTCCACGTGAGCGAAACCATACGACTACCCTCCACCTGCTTAGGGTGGAAGGCCGTAGGCGGGTTCAGCTGCGGAACCCCAATCGTCACAGGGGCCTTACGCGTGGACGTGTTGCTAGGCCCGTACGTCCGCGAGTTGCGGGCCCTGACGTTGAAGTCAACGAGGGCGTTGCCCTTGCTGTCGCCAGGGAAGGGCAACTCAACCGTTGCGCCCGGCCCGTCCGCCCGATGCCAAGTGTTGCGGTCTGGCTGCCAGTTACCGCTAGACCAGCCGTACTGGTACTCGTAGTAGTCGGCCCACTCGGCGTACGTCCACGAGAACTTGACGACTGCCTTATCCGGATGCGTCCCAACGGTCTCAACCGTGATCGGGTTAAGGATTGGGCCCGGTACCGGCTGCTGGACAACGGTAGACATGTTGGCGATGTCCTCGCCCCATTTGCCCGTACGCGTGTCTTCGGCCACGACACCTACGTAGATCGTCTGACCGAACCAGTCCGGCCGACCGACAAAGAGCGCTGCCGTGTCGCCAGGCTCCTCGTCTCGAAGGTCTACCTTCTGGGCAGGAGAGCCGACCCGAAGACCGACACGATAGACGTACGGGCCGGGGATCTTCTCCCACTTGACGACGACCGAATAGCCGACGCCTTCAACGTCCTTCTGCTCAAGGCTCAGGATGTTGACCCTGGGAATGCCGAGAGGCCAAACCTTCTCCCACGTAAACCCGTTGTGCTTGTACGCCTCCGCGGCCGGCATCCACGCGGAGCCGTTGAAGACGTGGTAGTCGTTCACGGCTTCACCCACACATCGTTAGCCCGTCCGCCTGTCGGCTGAGTAGCGCTGACGAAGGTCTGAGGACGTGCCTTCAGGGTGTCGATGTCCTGACGGAGTGCCGTGATCGTGGGAGAGGAGATCTCCCCATCCGCCGAGACGTTGCCGTCAGCAGTGACGGAGAAAGGTAGATCCCACTGGTCGCCTGCACCCGGCGTGGGTCGGCCGATCTCCAACCGGCCATCCTGGCCAATGTAGAAGAGCTGCTGACCGTCCGGGGCGTACAGTCCCATGACCTCGCTGCCGTCGGTCGTATCGAAGTAGAGCGTGTGCTTACCGTCCTCGCCCGTGGCGATCTTGACGGAACCCTCGTCCTCGACGTTGAACCGTCCACCCCGCGCACTGAACCCCTTCTCAAGCTCAAGACGCTTCGTCACGTCCACAAGACCCGGGTCACCCTTCGGGCCCTGTAGGCCCGGCGTACCGGGGGAGCCAGTTGCGCCCTTCGGCCCTTCCTTGCCCTGGGGCCCCTGCTTGCCCTCCGGACCAGCCGGGCCGGACTTGCCGTCCTCACCCTTCGGACCGGCAGGCCCCTGGGGGCCAGTGCCGCCGTCGTTGCCGTTCAGGCCGTCCGTGCCCCTGGGGCCCGTGAGCCCCTGAGCACCCGCCGGACCACGTTCGCCGGGATTGCCCTGAGGGCCCTGTAGGCCCCTCTCGCCGTCCTTACCGGCAGGTCCCCGATCACCTGTCCTACCGGGCTCTCCCTGGAGTCCCTGAGGGCCGCGCTCACCCTGCGGCCCCGGCTTGGCTTCTACGCCCGCAATGGCCTCGTCGAGCTTGTCTTGCGTGACTCCGCCAAGAGCGGTGAACTCCCGATCGACGATCGGCTTCACCAGGGCGTCAAGGTTCTCGACCTTGCCGTCTTCACCCTTCGGCCCCTGACTGCCGGTGTCGCCCTTGAGGCCCTGGGGCCCACGAGGACCTTCGGGACCACGCGCGCCCGCAGCTCCGTCCTGACCGCGTTCACCAGGAGCACCGTCGCGGCCCTGGGCACCAGGAGCGCCGTCTTCTCCGCGCTCACCGCGGATTCCCTGAAGACCGGTCTCACCACGGGGGCCGGCCGGGCCCTGGGGGCCGGTCTCGCCCCTGTCTCCCTTGTCGCCCTTCGGGCCCTTGCCGCCGCCTCCACCACCGTCACGGCCCGGAACGTAGACCCAGTTCGTAGGGTCGAGCGGCGTAGGCCGGACCGACTTGAGATGGATCTCATCTACGTCCGACGGGGCAACCATGTTGAAGACGCGGCGGACACTGCCCGGCTTGTCGGCCTCGATGACCTCGGTTACCTCGTAAGGCCACCCCGTAGGGAACATGCCCTCAAGGTCGTTAGGGATGATCTCAGCCTTGAGAACGCCTTCCTTGACCACGAAGGTACGGCCCTGAACGAGGGAGCCGTCAGGCAGGCTAACCGTGTGCTTAGGGCGGAAGGTGACCGTACCGCTAACGTCGGTGCTACCGTCGCTCCGGTAATAGGTTTCAGTGACCTTAACCATCTGCATTGGCCTCGTCCTCCTGCCCTTCGTAGAAGCCGCCAGGCTTGTAGTAGTAGTTCATGTAGGTTGCGCCGCCATCACCGACCGGGCGCCACCGGTCCTTATCGAGCCACTCAACGATGATGCCGTTAGAGTCGGAACGGGTACTTCGCCAAAGCGAGCTTCCGCCGTTAATCATCCGGGCGCCGATAACCTCTCGCGCAATGAGCTGATCCACTTCGAGCTTCTTAGGGATCTCCGGCTGTGGTGCGAACTCAAGGGCCTTAACCCGTGCGTCGAGATCCGCAATGATCGCCTCAAGGGAAGGCTTGCCCTTGTCGTAAGCCATGGCTGTACTCCTTAGGTAGGGAACTTGGAACGCTGGACGAGGTCGAGATCAATGATCGAAGAGCCGTCCTTATCGACCTCGATGGACGAGCCCATGACGACGAACTCGCCCTCGATCTGCGCGTACTCGTTACGCGAGGACAGCTCGACAGTCAGGCCCTCGTTAGCCTGCTTGAACCAGCCCGGATGGAAGAGATCCGGGTAAACCCGAACGGTGGGTAGAACGGACGGCTCGGAACCCCATGTGAGCTGCTGCTGTGACTTCTCTTGCAAGAGCTTGAGGTTCGCCTTGCCCTTCGGGTCCTCGTCGTCAACGCGAAGGTTGTACTTAACCGCCACGTCCTTGATGGGTTCCGAGTGCTGGTTCGGCTTAATGGCAGGGTCTCGCCAGGCTTCCGCACGCGGCACCCACTTGCTCTGACGGGCCGGAATGCCGACCGCATAGGAATAGTTCGCGTAGGTAGAGCCATCTACGAACAGGTCACTCACTTCGCAGTTCTGTCGGTCCACGAGCTTGACTCGCTCGCCGCCGATAATCAGAGGCCGCGGTGCCCGGCTCTGTGTGAAGTGCCAGTTACTGTTAAGGGTCGTAGCCCGGTACTGCGAATCGTTCATCCACGACGGGCCACACCTGACAGGCTTCTCGTAGACGAAGAACCCCGTGTCGTTATCGGCCCACCGGTACAGCGAATCCATGACCTTGTTGAAGGCGCCGTAGCCGAGGTCAACGTCTCGCAGGAGGGGCCGGGCCGGCCGCTTGTAGTGGACGGCCGTGTGAATGCCCGTGTTGTAGTTGGATACCTTCGCCGTACAACACCACAGGGCCTCGACCTGCTCCATGCTCGCCTTAAGGCCCTGCTCTCCCGACACGCGGGAATGGTCGCTAACGCGGTGCGCGTAGAACGAGATGAAGTCGCTAGCGTCGATCGTGAGCGTCTGTTTGAAGAAGTCCGCGCGACAGGTCCAGACGATCCCGCCGAACATCGTGTGACCGTTGTAGGAGACCTCGATTGCGGACCTGAACGGCACGACCTCGTCTCGGAGGATGCCGACAGGCTCACCGCCGAGCGGTACGGACACGAGGGCCTTGCTGGGGCTGTCCAGCTTCGACGTGAGCTTGATGCCCTCCGCCCGGATCACCTTCTTGAGCATGAACCGGAAGCCGTAGTAGTTCCGTTCACGGCCGGTGTTGGCTGTGGTGTCCTTACCGGCGCCGTCGAAGATGCCTTCGTCTGGGATGTGCTCGAACGTGTTCTTGTCGTTGAGCGAGTAGAAGCCGATCTCCCAACCGACGTCCGTGAACTTCGCAGCTTCGGCCACCTGGATAGGTGCGGTTCGGTAGTACGAGGGAAGCTCGCCGTTCTCCGGCGCAAGCAGAGCGTCAGTCACTGACGGCTCCTCTCTAAGTCTTGGCATGCGAAAGGGCCCCGGCTCCGAAGAACCAGGGCCCTACACGTTGCAAACAGGGAACGCTAGAAAGCGGGTGTGATGGACAGGGCCGACCGATTGTCGGCGCCAAAGCGGCGGCTAGCCGCGATGGAAACCGAGACCTGCTGTCCCTGCCGGATCTCGACAACGCGAGTAGCCGAGGGCTGTCCACCTTCCGTATCAACCGAGTGAGTGGTCTGGGAGCCGCCCACGTTGAACGTGACCCGCGTGCTGTCGGTCGCGTAGCTGAGGTCAATCAGGAAGTGCGCCGTCAAGGCGTACGTGCCGGGGGTCTGGCACGTCAGATAGCGACCGTCGCTCGACATCGTGAACCCAACCGGAGGATGGGTGCGGTTGCCCGAGTAGTCCCAGTAGACGGCACGAGATCGGCCGTCCCACTGGCTTGAGTACCAACCGCTAGTCCTGGCGTAGACCCCCAACCGGACTTTTCCCGCCAGGTCACGGACCTTGTCCTCAAGACCCTTGATGCGGCCCTCGTAGTCCGACGACTTGTCCAACACGTCAGCGATGGACCGCTCGTGACTGTTGAGCATCGACTTAACGTCGAGCGAGTCAAGGAGGACCGTCTTGCCGCCGATTACCTTGATGTCGTGCTCGTAGCCCGTAGTCAGGTCTCCGAGGTCACCGGCGCGGCCTGTGTCGCCTCGCTCGCCCTGGGGGCCCGTGGCGCCCTGGTCGCCCTTCGGCCCCTGCTTGCCCTGCGGGCCCTGGTCGCGGGCCCAGTCGTTCAGGGTGCCGGCCGTGCCGATCTTCACGTACCGGACGCCGTCCGACAGGTTGGTGTACTGAGTCCCGAGGCTGAGCGCCGCCAGGTCCCCAGCGGGCACCTCCGGGCTCATGGGTGCGCCGAGGCGGGCAGGGCCGGAGCGGGTGAAGTAGAACTGTCCCGTACCGGCCGCCGTCCGCATGTCCTTGGCTACGCCGCCCTCGACGTGGGCCAGGAGCAGAGCCCGCGGATTCGGAGCGGTGCGGTCCTGTGTCCGCTGGAACCTGACGTGCTGGTCTCCGGCACCCTCGCCGCCGAGTAGGTCTTGCTCGTGGTCCACCGCGTCAAGCGGGAACATCCACAGGAAGCCGTTAGCAACGGTCTCCGTGCGGGTCTGGTCTTCCGTGATTTGGTACAGGGCCTGTTCCGCAGTCCCATACTCCGCCTCGCGCGCGAAGGCAACGCCCGGCTTGATGCTGGCCGAAGAGCCGCTCATCGTCACCTTGAACGAGTCGCTAACGAAGCCCTTAACGCCGTCCTGCTGTGCGCCGAACCAGCGGCGGAAATCGCGGGCCGGGTACTTCTTGCCGTTCATAAACGCGACAGTGGCCACGCTTGTACCTCCTTAGTGCTTAGATGAAGTCCCCGCCCCACCAGGTGACGAAGCCGTAAGAGTTGCCCCTAACGGCTGTCTTGCTGGGGCTAGCCTTGATAGACCAATACTCGGATGTCGCTATCTGGTCGCCAGTACGCAAGAGCCCAACATCCCGCCAGGCTTCACCGGTGGTGTCTGCTTGAGCGTTCTCGCCCTTAGAGGTGACGACCTGATCCGTGATGTCGCGAGGCTCTCCGGTACCGGAGTGGAAGTAGACCTTGTGCGAGATAGCCGAGGCCGGCCGAGGGTTCTCGGCACTCGGAAGGTCTCCCTTGACCTGCTCGTAGACAAGCGACTGACCTTCGGCAAGGAAGAAGTCCTTGTGCCCAGCCTTGAAGTCGATCGACCACACGTCGCCGAAGTAGTTGCGCCGCATAAGGCTAGGCGCCACCACCGGACCGAATATCTCCGCCCGCCACTTAGGGCCAACGTTGTTCCCGGTATCGTCAGTGTCCTTGGCCGTGTTAGTGACTAGAACCTTCTGCTCGACTCCCGGGAACCAGTCCGAGGGGATGTCGAGACCATCGGCCCCGAACTCGAACTCAGCCAAAGCGCCGCCGTTGAAGAAGCCAGCCGCCGTATCCATTCGGGCCTGAGCGACTCCGTAACCCTTCATCGTCGGGTTAGCGCAATAGAGCTGGACATCGATCCGGGCCGCGCCGGTGTTGGCGTACGCCGCATCAAGCTTGATGTCCCGCTTCTGGACCATGCCCTTGATGTACGCCTGAGCACCGTTAGCGATACCGGGGATGTTGAAGTGAAGCTCGATCTCCTCCTGATTGGTGCCGTACCCGATAGGGAAGGCCCAAGCCAGTTCGGTAACCACCGTGTTTATGTCCTCATCCCGAGAGACCAGGATGTTCATGGACAAGGTGATAGACCGACCTCCGAGGTACTGAGTGCCCTTCCACATGCCGTCGCGGCTAATGAGCCGCTGGTAGTTGGTGAACAGCTCAGGGGCGGAGGTAAGCCCCTCGACCTCGACGGGCGAGACGGGGAAGTCTCCACCGAAGCAGAAACTTCCCCGCTTGGTCTTAGACATCAAGGTCCAGAGTTCCGGATAGGCCCTAGGGGCGGCCTCGCTGAACGTGACCCGTGTCGAACTCTTCATCACATACCCCTAATCGCCCAGGCGACTTCACGGCCGATGTCGAAGGGGTTAGCCTCCGTCTTGGCCTCAACGGTCACGTACTGATCCCCTCGATCCCTCTCGTTACTGCGGCCCTTACCGGCAGTCGCGGACAAGCCGCGAAGCAGGTCATCACCGAGACGCTTGCCGTACGAGAACGCGTTAACGTCGCTCGCCGCCTTAAGCGTGTCCGCAATGGCGTTGATAGGGGACGCGTAGCCGAGAGCCTTGGTCGGCGCAGCCGCATAACCGGCCGGACCGTCAGCCGGCCCCTCGGGAGAACCGAGCAGGCTCCCGGCCGCGCTAAGGATGCTCGACACCGCGCTACCCACGGCACCGGCCATGGACTTGATGCCGTTGATGAAGCCCTGGATAAGCTCGACGCCCTTACTGAAGAGCAGGCTTCCCAGGTTTCCCAGCGCCGAGAGGATCTGACTCGGGAGCTGCCGGACGGTATTCATCAGGTCGTTCAGCTTCTGAGTCACCGCGTCCTTAAGCGCGTTGAACGCATCGGTGCACTTCTGCTTGATGCTGTCCCAGGTAGAGGACAAGAAGCTAACGATGTTGTTCCACACAGAGCTACACGTTGCACTGATGGAGCTCCAAGTAGACGACAGAAACGACGTAAAGGAACTCCACGCGGACTGAGCTGTAGACGTGATCGTTGACCAGAGACCCGAGAAGAAGTCAGCGATGCCCTGCCAAGCGGACTGCACACCGGAAGTGATCGACTCCCAGGTGGAGGACAGGAACGCGGTAAAGCTCGACCACGCCGAGGAGGCCGTAGAAGAGATGGACTCCCAGAGTCCCGAGAAGAACTCGGCTATCCCGTTCCAAGCAGACTCCGCGGTTGACTTGATGGATTCCCAGGCCGAGGACAGGTAGCTCGTGATCCCATCCCAGGCGGACGAGACGCCGTCTACGAGGCCGCTCCACCACTCCGGGATAGTCTCCGTGAAGAAGGCACCCATCGGCTGTAGGACGCTGCTGTAGAGCGAGTCCCAAAGGTCCGGGATGGTCTCAGTGAAGAACGTCCCGATAGCCGGAAACGCCGTATCGACAAGCCAGCGGATACCGCTAGAGAGGATGCCCGCGATGGCGGCCGGCACGGTCATCAAGTTGGCCGTGAAGCTCGCTAGCCCCGACCCGACCATGATTAGCAGCGGGGCCATCTGTGCGAACTGATCAAGCAGCGTGACGAAGGAATCCGCCATTGACGCCATCATGTCGGGGTTATCCGACGCGGCGTCGAAGATCTTGCCTATAGCCTCGCCTATCCGAACCATCACGTCCGGCGCGATCTTGGCCATCTCGCCCGAGAAGCGGGCGAAGGCATCTACGATCGGGTCAAGCATTTTAGGCAAAGCCTTGAAGACCTCGCCGAACTCATCGCCGTAAGACGACAAGTCCTTGAAGAAGTCGCCCAGCACCGTGCCCAGGTCGCTAAGACCGGTAACGATGGACTCCGAGAAGCTGGAGTTAGCGAGGTTATCCAGAGCCTGAGTGAAAGGCCCAGCGAAGTTGTCGATAAGCCCCTGCATAGAGCGGACCATCGGATCGACGAACTTAGCCCCCGCGTCGAAGAACGCCTTTAGCTTGTCCTGTGCACCCGTAGCCCATTCACCTACACGTTGCAGTGCAGATTCCAAAGCAGGGAGCATGGACGAATCAGAGAGGGCCTTAGAGAAGGTCTCCTTGATCGCGGTGAAGGTCTCCTTCGCCTTGTCCTTCGTCGCCGACAGCTTCTCGTCAAACGCGATGAGCGCAGCTCCGAGGGCAATCGGGGCGATGGGGGCCGCCAGGAGCGCCAGGAGCCCGATCCAGGCGCCCGCCAGAACGGCGATAGCTGCGACAGCAGCAGAGATCGCGCCCGCCATGGCCGCGTACAGCGTGCCCATGATGACGAGCGTCGGAATGTTCGCCGCCATGCCGGCCATGCCCGAGGCGATCCGGCTAACGCCCTGAGCGGCCTCCGAGGCGCCCGCCGTGAAGCTAGTGAACGCCGTCCTAAACGTTGCAGCGATCATCTCGCCGACACCTGATGCAGCCTGACGGACGCCGTCGAAGACGCGCCCCACGGAGCCCAGGAAGCCGCGGTCTAGGTGAGCCTGAATGCGAACCCGCCGCCGCCTCGTGAGGGCCGTCAGCCGGGCCTCAGCGGCCCCCGCGTCCACGTCTGGGGAAACCGTAGGACCGCGCCGGTTCCGGCGAGTCACACGGTCCAGCAGGTCATTCAGCCGAGAAGCGTCACCGTGGATCTGAACCGTGGTGTCACGGTTCCGGGTAGCCGTGGCAATCTCCGCGTCGAAGGCTGCCGTGTCGGCGTGAACCTGAACGTTGACCCGCGCGCGATCCTCGATCGCTTGCAGGAACGCGTTAAGCCGTTCCCTGAACCCGTCAGTGTCCGGCAGAACCTTAATGTTGATACGGCCTACTTCGCGTCCACCAGGTCCAGCCATCGGGTCACCTCCTCTGTCTTAGCGAACGGAGAAGGGGGCCCTAGCCGGCACCCCCTCCTTGGACCTTTCCAGGACCTCCTTAGGGAGCTGGAAAGAGTTGGTGGTGAGGGAGCCAGTCTCTGAGTTGAAAGCAGCCGCAAACGGGTTGGACTTCTTACGGCTCTTAACGCCCGGCCGCTTATACGGCTCAGGCTTCTTGACCTTCTTAGCGGCCTTGCCTGCATTCTGAACGGTCAGCGTGTACTGAACCCACTGGAGAAGGTCAATCACATCGGCCAGGAGGTAGGCGTTAAGGTCCCAGCCTGCATGCTCGGAGCCACCCCGCAAAGCTGCGAGAGTGGCCGAGTCAATCGGAAGATTCCCTACGAGGCTCAAAACCAGCTTGGGGGAAATCCCGCCGTCGAAGACCCTGAGAACGTCTACGTTGTAGTAGCGCAACAGGTCGGCGTGAATCTCCCCCGCGTGCTCGTCGAGCAGCCCGTAGAGACTTAGGCTTCCGGGACCTCTGCGGCCTCCATCCAACCCTCGAAGATTTCCAGGCGGGCGGCAAGCGGCAGGTCGTCAAGCATGACCTTGAGTCGGTCCTTCTTGTCGGCAGCAGCGACAAGCGCGTTATCCATCGCGTCGATCTTGTCCAGCTCGGAAACGCCCTTAGCCTGGATCGCGTCGATGTGCTTGTAAACCAGCTTGAGGTCACTCTTAGGCAGGACCATGACCGGGCGCAGGTGCACCGGACCGTTAGGGCCCTCAATGGTGAGCCCCTCCGCCGCGTCCTTGGTCGCGGCTTCCTTGAGCTCGAAGAAGTTCAGAGTCTTAGCCATGATGAAAGTCCCTTCGTATGGCTCGCCCCTTCCAAAGGGAACCCCCGGCCAGGGAGGAAGGGACAACTAACGACCTGACCGGGGGAGACTGTTTAACGTGTGTGCCTACACGTTGCACTTTAGAAGAAAGAGCCGCCCTCAAGGGTGTCGTCAGCACCGATGAAGTTCTTCTTGGCAGAGATGCGGCCCATGCCGTCAGCGTCGATGCCAGTACCGAGGATGTTCGCCTTGACCGGGATCTCCGACAGCGCCGAAGGGTCAAGGGTGATCGAGTCGGAACCGATGATCGAAACCTTCGGGTAGTAGAAACAGATGTACTCGCCACCATCAACCGCGACGATCAGAAGGCTGTGCTCCTGCGGCTCCGGGGTAACCGGGATGATGAAGTTGCCGTTCGCATCCGCAGGCTTCTTCGAGCCGTAGTAGAGCTGGAACGTCTTCGTGGTGAAGTCGTTCAGGGCGATGGTGAGAGAGAACTTCTTCGCCGGGGTCGTGGTCTTGATCGCCGGGTTCTGCCACGAACCGAGAACCTCCGGCTCGTCGCCCTCGTTGGCAAGCTCAATGCCGTTCTCAAGCGACGTGTTGCCGATGGACGACCACGCCTCATCCAGGTCGAACGGGACGGGGTTAGCGTCTCCCTCAACTGCCTTGCGGAGCTGGAGGTAGCTGGGGGCCGGCGAGGCGCCCGCACCCGTGCTGTCGGCAGCAGTGCCGATGAAGACGTAACCCTTGCCCGCAGCAAGGGCATCCGACTTGACCTTGAGCAGATCCTCAGGCTTTACAGTAGCCATAGATAAACCCTCCTACGGGCGTATGGGCTTCGTGCTGACCATGTAGGTAGCGACGAAGCGGAAGATGTCTGGACGGTTAGAGGTCAGCTCGTCGCCGGTAGCCATGGGCCCGGAGACCTCCCGGAAGTTGGCTAGGTAGCCCTCCTCCCCGTCAGTGAACTGGCGGTCGCAAGCCGCCTTAAGGTGCTCACGCACCTCCCGCGCGACGCGGTGAGCCGTACGCCGGTCAACGTCCATCACCTGTACGGCGAACATGGAGTTATCGACGTAGCCCGGGTTAGGGGCCTTGCCCCCAACCTTGTAGAGCGCGATCACCGGCCCGCCTTTGAGTAGCTCGAAGGCGTCGGCTGGGATGCGGGGTTGGATGTGGGGCCTGCGGCCCTTCTCAAGGGCGTACGCGGCCCTTAGCGCACAGATGGCGATGTACTCGGCATCAGGCAGAACGACCATCACATCCCCCGTTCCATGAAGTGAATCCCTGGGATGAAGCGGGTATGCGACTCGTTCCAGTGGCCATAGTTCTTCGACAGCCCGTTAGGGTCGTCGCAATAGACGATGTAGTCCTTAGAGTTGGCCTCAGCGACCTTGATGGACCGCATCAGCCGGCCCGACTTAGAGTGCGGGGCAATCACGGCCTTGATGCGGCCCTGTAGAGCCAGCGCTTCCGTGTGAACCTCAGCGTGGACACCAGCCAAACCGGCTATGTACTCGTCCAGCTTCGACATCAGCTCAGCCATACAGTTCAGCCCCCTCGACGATCGCTGAAACGAACGTCGTGTCGGGCGAGGCCCTGTGCAGCCGAGGCGGGTACACCGTGTAGTGCGCCTGGCCGTCAATGTCCACGCGGGACCACTTCTTCGCCGGGGCCGCCTTCATCAGCAGCTTGTACCGGACAGGGGAAGCGTCGCCCGACTGGACTTCGCCGAGCTCCATCGGCTGTACGAACGCCCGGACGGGCACGGGGACACCCTCACGTGGGGCTGTACCGCCGTACCCGTCCTCGCCGAGGACCACCGGGTAGACCAGAACCTCAACCGGCGCGTCATCGAAGATCACGGCTGCCTCCAGAAGTCCCAGGTCTCTCGACCGTTGGGCCACGGGTAGTCGATGCCGTGCTGTATTCGCACCGCCCGCTGAACGTCTACCGACATCAGGCCGCGGGTGCCGGCCGCCTTCTCGATGAGCGCGATCTCGCCCTTCGTCAGGGCCAGTCCGAGGGCCGACATGTCCGGACGCCGGTAGCTGTACTCACCGGCCGTCTCGGACACGTAGCCGTTCGGGTTCCGCACCCGCCGCTCAGCCACCGCCAGGACCACGGCCTTGACGCCGACAGGTAGCCTCTCTGGCTTCGCGTACCACTCCGTCTTGCCGTGCGTCGCCGCGATGGCGAGAGCGTCAGAGAGCGCTGCTTCCCCCATGGCCCGCTCGGTAGCTTCAGTGGGGACCGGCTTGCCTAGCCGGGCGTACAAGTCCTCAATGAGAGGCATTGAGATACCTCCTTGAGTCGGCAACGTCTACACGTTGCACATCGTTACGTGGAAGCGGAACCCGAGGTCTTCGGGGCGATGACCAGGGAGCGGCGCATCACCTTGTTCTTCTCGACGGAGACGATCGGCTTCGGGTTGACCGGGTCGTATTCCTTGCCCTGCGCGTCCTTGAAGACGGGCTCCTTGACGGGGGAGAATCCGGCGAAGGTCGAGAGAACCTGTCGGTCGGACAGGGTGGTCGAGTTGTAGTCGCGGATGGATCGGACGGCAGCGCCGTTCGCCGCGACGGACGCACCGGCCTTGACGGACGGGGGAGTCATCGGGGCGCGGGACACGAAGATGAAGGCCGAAGGGTGCAGGACCACCATGGTCTTCGGGTTGATCAGCTGCGAGACGACGACGCGGAAGCCGAAGTAGTCGCCGATGATTGCCTGGCGCAGGCCGGCCGTGGTGCCGGACATGTCGGCCGCGGTGAGGGTGGCGGACTGGAGGAGCGCAGCCTCGATGTCCGCGCCGATCAGGAGAATGCGACCAGCGGTCGGGACGCCGTCCTTGTTCATCTTGGTGCGGGCCGCCAGGACCGCCTTACGGATCGCCTGCTCGTCCTTCTGGGCGTCGGTGCCGCCGATGGTCGGGGCCGCGATGCCGTGGGTGTCGTCAGACTGACCCACCATCTCCGCCAGGAGCGCCGCCTCGATCTGCTCCGCGATGGCGCGAGCCTGCGGGGCGGTGACCTGGGCGCCGAAGTCGTCGATGTCCAGGGTGAGCTGTTCGTCCGTGAGGTCGATGGCGCTGTAGATGTGGCGGTTGAGCACCACCGGCATCTTGGTCTCGTTGAGAACGTCGGTGACGATCTCGCGGGACTTGGACGCGTTGGCGCCGACCTCACCGGCTCGCCAGTCGAGCGTACGAGCCGCGAGCTTGGACGGGCGGCGGACCATCACCGTGTCATCGGTGGCACCGGCGAAGTCGGCACCCGCCGACTTGCCGACGAAGGCGCCGAGGATGAACTCGGACTCAAGCAGACCAAGGGCCTGCTTGGCGACGATCTCCTGAGTGTTAATGCCGTGCTTGAAGTCAGCCATGGGGTTCTCCTTACTTACACGTTGCACGTGTGGTGTTTAGTAAAAGTTCTTCGGAATGCGGGCAGCAAGCTCCGCCGGGGAAAGATCGGCAAGGGATCGCTCAGCGTTCGGGTCAAGCCCACCCTTGCCCGTGATCGGGGTAGGAGCGGTGAGGGCCGCGAGCTTCTTAGCGGCCTCCTCAAGCTCCTCTTCGCTCGAACCCGTAAGGAACTCGCGAGCCTCCGCCGAAAGGCCGTACCTGTCGGCAGCAGCACCCTGCATAAGGGCCCTCTCCATCTCGGCCTTCTCCTTGGAAGCGGCCTCGTTAGCGGCCGTGAGCTCCGCGACCTGAGCCTTAAGGGCGTCAAGGTCGGCGGTGTGGTCCGGGGCCCTTATGACAGGGGCGGCCGGCTCAGCCTTCGGGGCCTCTTCCTTAACCTTCTCCGGGGTGAACACCTCGGCAGGTGTAGGAGTCTTCTCCTTAGGCTTCTCCTCGACCTTCGGAGCCTCAGGCGCCGGGGTCTCGGAAGTCTTCTCTTCGATCTCAGCCATCGTCATTGTCCCTTCTTGAAAGCCGGATACTTCTTTCCCTTGCGAGACGTTCGAACTTCAATCTCGCCGTTCTTCCACATGGCCTTAGCCGTCTCCGTGACACTGTCGCCATCGATCCCGCGCATGAAGATGGGGACCGGCTGACAGTGACAGTTGCGGTGGTACTCCTCGCCGTTCCAGCCGTGCATAGCCGACCTGCGCGTCTTGTAGATCGCTCCACGGGAGGCCAGCATCAGGCAGAAGGCGCAGGCGCTAGACGATGCTTGGCGGTACCAGGCGATAGCAGAATCGTCGTTCTTCACGGCGTCGTGGATCTCCTGCCGACCGCCGTTCTCGGCGAGGCGCATAGCGTCACTAGCAAGCGCGCTAGCCGCGTCGTTCATGATCCGATCCAACTCCTTGACGAAGTCCGGATCGTTCAGGTCCGCCGAAGGCTGCTTAGCTATCTCCTTGTTCACCCTGAGCGGTCCGTGAACGAGGAACGAAGCATCCACCTCGCGGATCACCGCGGACTCATCTACGTCCGGCCAGTGCATCGGCGCCGTGACGCCCTGGAGACGTCGAAGCTCCTCGTAGAAGTCCCTAGCCAGGGCCCGGGAACGGCGCCGGTAGTCCAGCACCGTTTCCCGGTAACGCGCTGCGTAATAACTCGCGTTCTCGATCAACCACAGGGGCGAGACGTTGTAGAAGAGTTCGGCAATCGCCACAGCGAGCTCACGAGCTAGCTTCGCCTGTGCCAGCCGGAACGCTACCGAAGCGTCCTCGCTGTCACGCTGCTGCCTTGGCTGCTGCGTTGCCTGCGGCATTCGTGTCCCCCTTAGGGCTCATGGCGGTTGCCAGCTTGTTCACAAGCTGCTGCTCCTCCTGGCGCTCCTCCATGAGCTTGATTGCCTCCTCGATGTCCGTCTCAGAGAAGCCGGGCATCTTGCGAAGGACGATCTCCGGCGGGATGCCCATCTGAGTCAGCTTGAGCCCTGCATCGGCGGACTGAGCGAGCGACCTGTTGCCCTTATCGGCCCACATGACGATGGAGTCCGTATCCTCGTAGCCGGCCTGGTCACCCCGGATGAAGGCGCAAAGGCGCATAACCGAAGCCCAAGCCTCGCCAAAGTTGCTTTGGATCTCCGAAACGCGGCGCATGAACGCCTGTTCCGAGGCGGCCAAGGCGTCAGCAGACAAGTTGGCCATCTGCCCCAGCAGGTATGTGGGCGGGGTCTGCGTGACCATGCACATGTGCCGGATAGCCTGCTCGATGCTGTCCTGCATGTCCTTCGTGGACGCCCCGTCAAGGGAGCCGAACTTGGTAGCGGGATCAGCCGAGATGAGCATCGTTGCCGGGTCGATAACCGGCGGGATCACCTTAAGGTGACCATCGTCCGTGTACTGCTCGTTCCCGTTCTCATCAAGCAGAGGGACCGGGGAAAGCCCCGTCGCGTACCGGATGGCGAACGACGTGTAGTGCTGGGCTATGAGCTGGTTGAGCTGCTGCTGATTGATGCGGTCCTGCGTAGGAAGGACCGGCTCCACGAGGCCCGTGGACCGGCCCTTGAGGTCGAGCTGAGGGGCGAACCGTACGACCGGGCACACGGGCATGCCGTGCGCGCGGGGGACGCCCACGACCCGAGGGGCATCGTTCTTGAACTCCAGGTCGTAGACGTGCGTACCGTCGATGAAGAAGCCCTTGACCGGCTCTTCCGAGCCGATGACGGGGCTGATGTTCTCCACGAACAGCGCGTAGAGCGGGTACTCGTCGTAGGCCGGCTCACGGTAGTGCGCCATGAAGTCGAGCGCGTGGTAGCCGCGAACCGAAGCCTTCTGGGGGGCCTGGCGGTCCGGCAGGACCGTCACGAAGGAGTGCCCGGCCTCCAGGGCCGCGCGGTGCACGTGAGACTGTCGCTCGTCCAGGCGGTTGCGCGTCCAGTCGTCCCACTCCGGCGGGAGGGACCTACTGCCCTCGCCGCGGACGTAGCCCTCAACGGTCATCGAATTGACCGGAGCGTCCACGATCAGCGGGATCAGGTTGTTGATCGACCGCTTCGCGAGATCCCGGAACTCGGGATTCGCCTTACGAGGAAGGAATGGGGCCGCGTGACGGCCCCGACAGTACCTGTCGATACGAGTAAGCCGCTCGTTGTCGCCGCGCAGATTGACGTAAGCCGCTTCAATCCGCTTCTTAAGCGTATCGTCCATGGAGGCACTTCCTTACACGTTGCACTCTTGCTCAAAAACCCCCGACGGTCGTGAGGGATGCTGTCCGAATGTTGGAGCCGTTCAGCTTGCCGGCCTCGACCAGCCGCTTACGGGCGATACAGCAGAGGAGAAGAGCCGCATAAGCGTCGATCTTCTTCTTCGACTCGCGGGATTCCTTGCCGAAGCTCATGCCGTATTGGTTGTAGCGCTTACGCGCGTTCTCGACGTGGCGCTTAAGCCTCGCGTTACCGTCCTGCTTAAGCGTGTGCGACTCGATCGCACCCACCATCGCTTCGTGTTCCGTGGTGATCTCGCGTTGGTTCTGCCGCATGTCGAAGCCGACCGTGGACTTACCGGCCGCCTTGATCTCAAGCTTCCCCGCGTACCGCTCCGACCACTGGTTGACGTACGTCTCCCAGCGGGCAACGTCCGAGAAGAACCCGACCACGTTGTAGTTGGCGAAGACGTGCGCGACGCGGTCCGAGACCTCGTCTTTGTCGATCTCCCACGTCTTCGACTCCGGGCCGTCGGGCTTCTCCCACAGGGCCAGGAGCTGAACGAACTGGTCTCGCACGCGCATGGCCACGATGGCCGTTGCATCGTCGGTCTCGCCGCCGTCCAGGCCCAAGACGATCCGCTCGCCCTTGGCGATCTCTCCGGCCGCCTGGCAGCTGTCCCAGTCCTCAGGGTTGATGATCGCGTCATCGGCCATGGTGATGGTGTTGAGGTACTTCCGTTTGGACACGTCCAGCGGCACCGAGGCAGACCAAATCTCAGGGATGATGCGCTTCGGGTCCACCCACCAGGAGTCACCGCGGGCGCACTCGATCGCGGCCGTGAGGTCGGCCTCGTCGGACATGTCGACACCGGCCGGGGGCTCGATGCTGTCGTAGTACAGCCCCGTTGCCTTCATCTTGCCGTCGCGTACGGCCTGGTAGTCGTACCAGGTCCGCTCAGCTACCGAATCCTCGCCCAGCACAGGGGCGTTGGTGATCTGCATGGCCCGGCCGGCCACCTTGGCGCAGTTGGCGCGGATCGTGTCGTACAGCTTGTGGCCGTGGTTGCCCTCGACCCAATGCCAGGTTTCGTTGCAGAGGGCCAGAGATGGCCTTCCGCCTTCGGCAGCACGGTAGGAAGAAGCCTTGGCTTCAAGCCTGCAACGGGTGCCCTTGGCGTTGATCGCGTACGTCTTCTCGGCGCCCATCTGAACCGAGAACTTCTCAAGGGACTCAGCCGTCATGAACGACTGAAAGGCGCTGATGGTGTTCGTGTTCTGGTCTGACGACGTGGCGAAGACCTGGACCCACGGTTCGGCTACCTCGACCGCGAGGGGGTTACCGTCGTCGTCCCAGCCGCCGAAGCGGCATGGCCCGAGAAGCTCAATCCAGAGGATCGAAGCCCAGAAGGGGTCTTTCCCGTGCCCCTTCATCCGGCGCATCGTGCCGGACGTGTAGACGAACTCGCCGTTAGCGTCGATCTCGTACCAGCGGGCTATCACCCGCTTCTGCTCCGGGGTGTACTCCCAGTCAGAGCGGAAGTGCTCTTTAGCCCACGCGAAAATCTGCGGGGCTAGGGTGCGGTTCCGGGGAGGAACGTAGTCCTCGATCGTCCGTACCGCTGTGTACTTCTTAGCCATGGGGCCGCACTCCCTCCGTAAACGCGAGGGGAGACAGCCCCTAACTAAGTCACTTCTTCTTTCGCCCCGACTCCGGGTTGTAGACCCCCAGAGCCCGCCTATGGATGACCTGGCAGTAGCCCCAGGCCCGGCCAGGCATGTACTTCTCTAGGTGCGAGTGGCACCGCGTGAGATCGTTAGGCGTTCCCCAACGGATCTTTGCGGCGCCTTCGCCGTGAGTCCAATACCGCTTGAGCTTCTCGGCGTCACCGAGACCCTTCACGGTCACCACCCCATCTCGGCGTCAACCTTCGACATGTACTCAGCTACCTCGGCCTCGATGTCGCGCGTCTCCGCCTGGACCAGCTCCATGTCCAGCGACCTCCGGGCCGACTCCGTCGCCAGCAGCAGCGTGAACGCGTTCCGGAACATCGAGAACGTTCGCCCGCTGAGCCTGCCCTCGCGCCGGTAGTGCTTCGACAGGCACTCAGCGACGAACAGGGCGAAGGTCCAGTCAGACGGCTGGTAGTAGATCGACTGCCCGGACGCCTTGAGGGCCTCGTAGAAGGCCGTCGCGCGGACGTGCCAGCCCTGGGCCGGCTCGGGGGCCTGGTGGTGCTCGACGGGCGTCTCCAGCCGCATCCTGCGGCGGCTTGCCTCGGTCGTCATCATGTCCTCGGAGAAGGACAACACCGCCTGGAACAGCTCGCCGTTCAGGGTCGCCGCGGTGAGGAGCTGCGACATGTGGTCGCAGAGGATCGTGAGCGTTTGCCAGTCGGACGGCTCGAAGTAGAAGGACTGCCCGGATTGGCCGAAGGAGTCGTAGAAGGACCGCGCGAGCGGGTGCCAGCTCGTGTCTGCGCCGGAGGCCGGCCGGGGTGCTGCTGAGGGGCTGACAGTGGCCTTGGGGGCCTTCGTGACCTTCTCCTTGGTCCGGTGCTTCCCCATGACCTCATCGGATCGCTTCGGGACGGGGCCGCGCTTGGCCATGGGAGTACCTCCTTCAAGGTCGGGATGCGGGTGTGACGGCCCTGCCGGAGGCTGGGGCCATGGAGAGACGCGTAGTCGTGTATCCGCCGGACGAACGCGGGTGGCGCAAGGTCCGGTACGACGGGCAGATCCTCGGGACCGCATACCAGGCGAGTGACGTGGTCGAGTTCCTGCGGGAGGCTGGCCACCCGGACCCCGATGGCGTGAACCTCACGGACGAAGCGCTCTTCGAGTGGCGCGGCGGAGGCCCGGAGACGTGGGCAGACAGCCCGCCCTAAAGGGTAGGGTCGCGAGTATGTTCTGGCTGATCTTCGACGGACCCGAGTGCACCATCGCTGAAGGCGATGAGAAGCCCACCGGGCGGCTGTACCTCGGCCCCTGCCGGTCCCGGAAACTGGCCGAGTTCAACGCCAAGCAGGTCCGGCGCCACCAGGAGGCTGGAGCCGTCTTTACAGCGGCTAACGTGAGTCGCCTCAATGCCATGTTCGAGTGGGACAGCTTGTAACCTGCGTCACTAACCCTGTGTAACCCCGGGGCTACCCTCATGTTGGTAACCCCGGGCCGAACCGAGCTGCTATCACGTCCCGGTCAGGATCGAAAGATCATCGGGGGTCACCCCCCACCCCAAGCACAAGGGTTTAGTGCGAGATAAACAGCGAGCAATTGATTCGTTCACTCGAATGAATTCGTCAAGCTCAAGTCTTTAACTTGTTCTCTTGAAGAAAGTCTTTGTCTCTCATTGAGTAGCACTAACCACTACGTATGCACATGCCTAGTGCTGTAGTGGTGGGCTTATGTATGGTGGTGTGCTGAGGGTGTATGTGATGCACAGCCTTAAGCGTTAAGGCTTAGTGAGTGGTGCACTGTGATGCGTGAATGATTGAGTCATTCAGTCATTGTGTTGTGCTGTAGTGCAGGGGCCTCCATAGGGAGGCCGGCTCATGGGGCTAGGCCAGTGAACCAGGGTGCTTCTTACGCATGGCCTGTTGCTTAGCCTGCCGCCTAGCGGCCTTACCGGTAGTGGCCTCAGAGGCCGTCTTCTGAGCATGGTGGTAACCGCAAAGGACCTGGGTATTAGACAGGCTCAGTGACCCACCCTGGGAGAGCGGTTTGATGTGGTCTACCGCTTTGCCTCCCGCGTAGCAGGGGAGGCCAGTGTCAAAGCGGATGTGCTGGCAGAGGCCGTTATCTCGATGCCAGGCTGAGGAACGGATACGTTCCCAACCGCCGCTGTACGCGTCGCTTCGTTCGGCTGACCAGTTCCACGAGGCCACGTACTCACCTCTCCTCGCGCGCATGTGCGCGTTACTAGTAACCGACCGAGGAGGGAGGTTACGTATCGGCCAGACTCCGCAAGGGCTCCGTCTGACCTACGAGGTTCCGTAGTCTCGCTCATCGCTCGCTACGGTTAACGGTGCCCCTCCTTTAAGGTTCCCCGCTCCTTCTCTCTCACTAGGTTTATAGATGACCAGTTCCTGAATCTGGTTTGTGACCGTGGTCACGTGCTCTGAGAGCTGCCCGGTTTGCCTACATGTTGCATCGGGTGCAAAGATGTAGACACAACGAAGGAACGGGCAAGGAGTAAGACCATGGATGAGCAGCTGATGATCGCCCTGGCGAAGGATGACGCCGAGTGGACGGAGCTCGCCACCGCGAGCAACGCCGAGGGTGACAACGTGACCCGCTGGCACAACACCGTGACCGACCACTACGCCGTCAGCTTCGAGTACGCCGATGGCCTCTACTGGGACCAGTGGTGCACGTACGGGACCGGGGCCGAGGGTGAGCGCATGTCTTCCAGCGTCTTCCGCCTCACCTCTGAGCGCTACGGCAAGGCCGTCTGATGTACGACTACTGGAACGGCATTCTCCCTGGCGACAGGGCCTCTCAGAGCTTCGACTATGACCCGCGGCCTACGGTCGTGGGGGAGCCTGGAGCGGGGTCTAAGGTCTGCTCCTCGTGCCGTGAGCCGGCCGTGGGCCTGTGTGGTACCTGCGACTCCTGTACGTGCCCTGTGGACCTCAAGGACTACTGCCTTGTCGGTGTGCCGTGCGTGTGACTCTGTCGCGCGGGCTGGTCCGTCGCTTCACCTGCCCGGAGTGCGGGGCGAAGCCCGGCGAGAACTGCGCGGGAGTCCGGGGGAGAGTGCGTCAGAGCAACCATGCGGACCGCATCGAAGTGGCTAAGCGACACCCTTAAGACAAGCCCCTCTCCGGAGGGGCTTAGTCGTTTGTGCAACGTGTAGATAAGTGTTAGGCTCTAACCATGAACAGCACGGAGAAGATAAAGCAGATGCGGGAAACCGCTAAGGCCCTCAAGAACCACAACCTGACGTACGTCTCGGGTGAGATCGACAAGGTGCTAGAGGGTAAGCCGAGCGTCCTCGACCTTGATAAGGAAGCCGCCGAGGTTCTCGGGGATGTCATCTGGAACGAGATGCTTGACCGTGGAATGGAGATCTTCTAATGATGATCAGCTTCACTCGTAAGTGCCTGTCGGAGCGTCTCAAGGAGGCTGGGTGTCCGGGCGTCTACACCTACAGTCCGACCCTGGGGGGCCGCATGGTCGTGCGGATGCCTGATGGGGAAGAGCTGACTCCCGGGGAAGCTGCGGACCGCTACGGGATTCCGGTGATGTGATCATGGCTGACACGGCTAAGGACCCTAACGGGGTTCTGCACCTGGCTTACGGGCCGTGCGGTGCCACCTATCGCCGGTTTCATGTCGGCTATCACGCGGAAACCGGAAGGGATCTCGGCTACGCCACGGAATTTGGTCACAAGCCGTGCGGGGTCTTTGAGTCTCCGGTTAGCTTCATCAAGGCGGCTAACGATGACTACTACATAGCGCTCTACCGGTGCGAAGACCACGACCGCTAAGTGTGAAGGGGGCCACTAAGGCCCCTTTCAGCTTGTGTGCAACGTGTAGACGTGTGCATAATGGAGACACAACGACGGAACGGCTAAGGGAACGCAATGAGCACCGCAATCGAGACTCACGACTGGCTCGCCGACTTCTACGAGTCGCTCGGCCTTGAGGCCCCGAAGTACGTGGGTGACGACCTGCCGGTGATCAATGAGGAGCCCGACTACTGCCGTGCCTACTTCGGCCCGCGCCCTGCCCACCACAACACGGCGGACGTTGCCTACGAGCTGATGGGCTACGCCTCGTACCACGGGGCGGGCCTGGTGACCTCGCGCGGGTGGAGCCGCATCGTAGAGACCCGCGAGGAAGGGAACTACCGGGTGTTCCGCACTCAGCACTACGGCGAGTACCGCTACCACCGCTTCGCGTGGGTCGAGATCCGCTAAGACCCCCAGACACGAAGACGCCCCCGCTGCCACGGGGGCTTTCGTGTATCCGGGGGCCGGTAGGCCGGCACGCGGCTACGAGGGGGCGTGAGCGGTCACCAGGAGTGTGCCGAGTCGCTTGCCATCCGGCGGAGCGATCACCGCGGCCTCGATGTCCACGAACCCGGCGCTCTTGAGAAGCAGCTCCCAGTACTCGGGTTCGTAGTCGAAGCGCTTCACGAAGAGCGGGTCGTCACCTGGCCGCTCCGGCTTCATTTGCGTGACCTGCGGGCCGTAGCACCCCGTGAGGGCCGGAGGGTTGTGGGAGAAGGCGTAGAGACCGCCAGGGGTCAGCTTCTCCAGTACGAGGGGGAGGAGAACGTCAGGCTCGGTGAACCATGCGGCACCGTAGACGGAATAGATCACGTCGTACGGGGCGGGTACGGCCGAGAGGAAGCGCTCTGCGCGTTCGTGCCAGACCTCAAGGCCCGGCCAACGTTCCTGAGCCTGCTTGAGCTGCACCGTGGACATGTCGACGCCTACGGCCTCCGCGCCGAAGGTGGCCACGTGCGCGAGGTTCCCGCCGCCGCCACACCCCAACTCAAGGATCCGCGTACCCGGGCCGACCTCTCCCAGCACTTCCACACCAGGGCCCCAGTCGGGGGACATGGTCCAGTTGAACCAGGTTGACTCACCGGCCGCGTTCACCTCACGCCGTCCGGGCCTGTCACGGCCCCAGACGTCCCACGCCAATACGTCTTCCAC